GCTACCCCAAGCTGCAGCAGCAGTAGGTTGTCCTTTTTGAGCTCAGCCTTTACCGCTTTTCATGTCGGTATCGTTCTGCTCTTCAGGGTTGGTGATGATGGCAAGCATCATGGCTTGAAGGTCAGAATCAAGCACGTCGTTTTTAAGCTCAGCAATTTCACCGACCTGAAAAAGGCGCTGCCCTGCCTCGTCCGTTGCCTTGGTGACCAGCAGGTTCAACGCAAAGCCATTGGCATCGTCACCGCCCGGCATCTTCTGCGCCCGCTCACGCTCGGCCATCGTCAAGGCACTTGCGTAAAACTCAAACGTGCTGCCATCGTTCAGCGTTACAACGCGCTTGATGGGCGTCAGGTTTGCAGCCTTTTTCAGCCGAGCAAGAGCAGACGAAACAGGCGCAGGCATAAAAACGGGTTCTTTGTTATCACTTTAGACATAAAAAAGCCCCCAGTGCAACCTGAGGGCTCAGCCTTGACAATTTAAGCTTAGGCAGTGGTGCTGAAGTCAAAGGTTGGCACGCCGGTAGGACGGAATGCAATTTCAACCTGCTGCGCATCGTCAGGGTTGATGTTCAGGCTGGCGCTGATCAGCACGGCATCCATGGAGATGCTACGGCTCAGGGCCTCAGTGCTTTGAAGATCGGTGTACAGCTTGAAGGCGCAACCAACCTGTTGACGCTGCAGCACGTCTTCAACCATGCGGTTGGACAGAGCGGCATCTTCGTTGGTCACATAAACCGTGGCGGTGCCGTTGCCATCAGCAAAACCAGGGATGTAGGCACGGAAGGGTGCATACTGGCCGGCGGTTTGACCGATGGTGGTTACGTCGATTTCAGCACGGCTGATCTCAAAAGACCAAGATTGCACCTGACCGACAGCAGCGTAATCCGCGTAATACACCTCAAACTCGTTAGGTGCAGCCAAGGTGCCGTCATCAGTGATGGCAAGAATGGTGCCACCAGCAGACGTGGAAACAGTCAGGGCACCAGTTGCTGCGGTGTAGCTCAGCACGTAGTACGTGGTGGCCGAAGAAATAGGAGCGGGCAGGGTGCCGGTGCCAGAACCACCAGTTTGGCTATTGATAACACGGAACTTGACGGGATCGCCAGCCTTGAAATTCAGGTAGGGCTGAACAGTGATCGTATCAGTGCCAGCATTTACGGCAGTTTCACCGAATGTACCGGTGGTGCCAGCGGGCTTGTAATAAAGGGCGCCGGACGTACCGGACAGAACAGTGACAGCCATTGTTGTATGCGGTATTGGCTGTTATGAGTCTAGCTTCGCTCGTAAGCCTCAAAAGTTATCGCTACCTGTGTCTGTGAAAACCCTTCCGGCACAGAGGGTTCAATGACACGCGGGCCATTTGCGGCGTCAAATTTTATATTTTCAAGCTGCAAACGTGTGAAAAGGTTGATGCAGCGTTGAGCAATAGTTAGCCCTGCGCCAGGGCCTTGACCGCGAGGCGTGAAGATATTGAAGACGAGTGTTCCATTGCGACGATCAAAGCCCGCACCGGTTCCACGAGCAGAGGTGGTCAGGATCGTCATGTAAGCCGAATCACCCCAAATGATGTTCGTTTGAACCCAGCTTGCGTTATTGGGCGGGCTGAACGGAACGTTTTGGTAGGCAACAGGCAGGACAGGAAAATCCGCAAACTCCGTTGCGATGCGGCCTTCAATGTACGAGCGGACGGTGTTAAGGCTCATGATGATCGACCAATCCGGTCCGCTTCTGCGTTGACGTAAGTTTGAATGTCTTTGGCGATGGAATCAACCCAGCCAGCAGGAGCTTGTTTACTGCGGCCTTGCGCCAATGGCTCAGCGTAAATCAGGTTGTTGTGGATGCTGTAAACGTTGCCGACCCGCTCACTGCCAAGCTGATAGTTCACAGCAGTAGGCGATGGAGCGCTTGGATAACTGCCCTCAGGTTGCCCTTGAAATGGTGCAGCGTTTTGACCAATGGCCCAGCTTGCCCTAAAGCGTCCGGTATCAACAGGGCTTTGAAGTTTCAACCTGCCGTCAGCCGTCAACACAGCAGCGGTGATCAACTTATTGATCTGCCCTTCGGCATACTGGCCAATCTCACCGATCCTGATCTGGCGTGCCATATCACTCCCTCAGGAAAAGCTCAAACACAATGGCAAGGTTATCCTGCTCAATCTTGTTAACCTGCACGGTCTGCATGATGCGGCCACCAACGGTCACCTGATCAGCCACGCTGGGTTCAAACGCAAGGTCAGCCGCTGCAATCGTTAACTTTTTGTCGCTACTTCTAATCAGGTCATTCAACTCGCGCTGAGTGACGTTTTCGAGCACGCCACGCACCACGGTTTCAGACGCGGTTGGTGTTGCAGTACCCGTTGTGGGATCGTACGCGCCAGTCGTGATCCGTCTGATGGTGAGTTCACCGCCAAACTTGACCATCAGCTTGCTGGCTGTCTTCCGTAGTGAGGTTGCAAGTGCCATCAGAGTTTGTATGCGACGCAGTGACCGTTCTGTAGTTTGATGCTTGTAAAGACGCCGTACAGCGTCGTAGCAGAACTCATGGACTGACCGGACAGGGTGGAGCCATCCCAGTTCTGTGCGACGATTGCGTCAATCAAGGTGTTTGTTGTGAAATGAATTGCCGCCCAACGCCCGGTTCGCGTCGTCGTGTCGCCAATAAATGTTGCGCCTTTTGCGTAATCAATACCGAGAACGTTGGAGTCACTCATGATCAGATTTTGTAGGCGACGATTTTGCCGCTTGCCAGAGTGACGCTTGTGAACACACCTTCAATCGAATCACCGGCAGCCAAAGGCACCGACGTGAAAGTATTGCCGCTGGCGTTCTGAACCGTTGCCGTACTGATCACTGCATCAGCAAGGGCATACAGCCGCCAAAACCTACCGGTGTGAGCGCTCGTGTCACTGATGTACTCAAAACCAATGTTGTACATATCAGAGTCGGCCATGATCAGCTCCGCCGGATAGCAATGTTGCCTGGTCCACTGATTCTAAGACCGGTCAAATACCGCTCAACAATGGGTGGGATTCGATCAGCGCCTGCTGCGGTACTGCTTGCCCCGGCGGTGGTGACGCTCAAGCTGCCAATAGTCACCGACTTGTAATCCTCAAGGCCACTGAGGGCCATACCATCCCTGTTGTTGTTCAGATACGTCGCCAGCACACACTGAGCGTATTTAATCTGAGTTGGGATTTCCGTGTCGGTGAAATAGTCCGTGGTGATGCGGAACGGGAAGCCGACGGCATAGGTGTTGATGTACGTGTCGGGCTTGCGTACACCGGTGCGAGGCCATTGCAAAGCTTGGGTGTCAGTAGCACGGGCACCAAGGAAGCGTTCACGATCAAGCCGCTGAGCAGCTGTAAAAAGCGCACGGTTTTTTTGATCGGTGGTAGCTGATGCCCACGCCGTTACATCTTCATCCTGCACAAACCCATCAATGATCGCTTCCGCTGCCGCCAGTGTCAGGTAGCTGTTGGCGTTTGCGCCGCCCACCGTTGCGTCGATTGTTATTGCCATCGGTAGACAGCGGCTGATCTTCTGTTATTTCAAGTTTAGGCGTAGGCTCTGCATCAGAAAAAGAGGCCCCAGCCGTAGCCAGAGCCTCCCGTTCACGCAGTCGCCGAAAGGCGATCATGCCCATCAGCCGCCCTTGCGGTACACAGTGAAGGCAGGGGTGCCCACTGCGGTGCAGACGAACACATAGGTTGCGCTCGATGCAGCGGCAACAGTGGCCATGCCAGCCACGCCACCCAAGGTGATGCCAGAAGCGGCAGCGGTCAGGGTGATTGCGTGAGTAGCAGAAGCCACGTTCACCACGGTCAGCTCAAAGCTGGTGCCGATTTCAAGTTGCCCACCGAAGAAGGTCTTGAGTTCAGTGCCCGTGGGGGTGGTCAGAGCACGACCCGTAGAAGGGGTCATGGTCACAACGCCCTCAACACACTGTGCAGCAGTGAGGGTGGTTGCTTCGTTACCGGCGGCGGTAACAGTCTTCTGGGAAGCCTTGACGTTCAGGACGGCAAGATCAGAAGTCAGCTCAAAGATCGAGGATGGCATGGTTAGTTACCTCAATCAAAGTTGGAGGTGATGGTGGCGCGAACGATTCCAATGTTCTTGGTTTCGTACACCTTGCTCCAGTTGCCCACGGTTGCGAGCTGAGCACGGGTTGGGTTCGTGGTTGTCACGGCCCACTTAGCGCCTACCGGGTGGTAGATGTAGTGCATGTCCAGCGACATAGCATCCGACTTGGCGAGGATGTCGCGGTCGGTTTCAGTGCGCATGGCAGCCTGTTCACCAGATGCGACTGCACCATTGGTGAAGAAATAACAGGCGTAGTTGCCACCGCTGTTGGTGATGTCGTCAGAGATGATCACATTCAGACCCATGTAGGTCGGAACGCGCACATCGCCGTATGCACCAGCAATAGAACCGCCAACAGCGTTGATGGTGCTAGCACCGGTTGCAGGGGTGGTCAGACGAGCTTCCGTGTTGGTCACGTAGTCGATTGCCTTACGCTCCAGAAGGTCGTAATAGCAAGCCGAGTGCATGGCCACAGCGGTCAGCTTGTCGCCTTGATCGCCCAGGATTGCGCGAGCCCGAGCCACCTGACGGGGACCGAGGGGAGTTGCGCCGCTGGTGTCAAAACGCAGAGCGTCGAAGGCAGGGGAGTCAGAGCCGGTGAGGCTACCGAACACACCTTCCAGACACTTGTACAGGTCGGCCTGCTGCTGGTTAGCAACATATTCACCAACCTTCTGGCCGATGGCAGCCATGGGGTCGGAACCTGCAGCCAGAGCAGCAAGGTCACGGGCCTCAAAAGCGCGGCCACGGTGCAGGATCACGCCAACTTGCTTGTCAGCAGTGATTTTGCCGGGGGTCAGGCTGGTGGAGTCGGTAAGGACTTCCAGGTCGCCAGACAGGTTTGCCTTCCAGAAAGGCACGTTAACGAAGTCACCACCCTCGGTTGCATTCAGTTCCGCCATGGGCTGTACAACGCCGCTGGCCAGAAACTGATTCCGCAGTGTCGATTGCTCGATCACATACGGAGTAAAAATTTCGGGGATGATGACATCAGAGCGAAGAGTCGCCATGATGAATCCTTAGGTAATTTGCTGTTTGCGGGCGTAACCCAATAACGGAACGGCGTAACCATTCGCGTTTAACGGTTACATCTTAAGCAGAAGCTGCCGCAGTTTTCAATTTTTCGTACAGATCACGATCCGTGCGGAACAGGCGTGACTGCTCGGTCAGGTTGAAGTTTTCGGGTAGGAATGGGTTTTTGATGCCAACGGGTACGTCGGTGCTGCTGATCTTGGTGCCAACAGGTGCGCCCGAGCCTTTGACGTTGGATGCCTTGAATAGGTAACCGCGTTCGGCCTTGAGGCGTTCCACCCACTGATCCATGGGAATTTCGTTGTAGCCATCAACAGCAATGGGGTTGCCGCTGTCGTCAAGCTTCAACTGATCACGCACCAAGCGCAATGCATCGTGTGGGTTGTGGGCACCCTGTTCGGCAAGAATTGCAACCACACGGTTATCGAGCTGATTGACCGTCAGTTGAGACTCAAGCTCGGCGATACGTTTTTTGTAGCCGTCTTCGCGCTCTTGGAATTGCTGAGCGTATTGCTTCAGGGCTTCGTCGTATTTGCCTTTGGACTCAAGCTCTTCTTGTTCTTTTTTGCGCTTGAACTCAACAAGCTCCTGAACATTGAGACCATCGGGCAGTGCTGGTGTCTTTTCCTTGGCTTCTTTGAGTTTGCCGATCAGCTCAAAGTTTTTGCGTTCCAATGCCTCAACGCTTCGTTTCAATGCGTCAAGGTCATCACCAGATGCAGTCGGCGTAGCTTCCTGCAATTGCTCTTCAGACATGAAAAACCCGTAGGGTAACAATCAGAGTGTATAGGTAGGTTTACACCTTGTCACGTCATGTCACCGCGCGAGTGGGATACACCGGTTCGTGGGCCATGGAACCCGATTATTCACCACTGCTTGAAGGCGGTGGATCTGCACATGATGGAGTATTTAGCGACGGGTGACCCGTGGCACGCGAGGAATGCGCAGGCGCTACGTGCGTATGTGACGTGCCTGAAGGATTGGATTCATCACCAGGAACGTCAGTAGGTCACCACTTTTCCTTGTCAGCCCAGTAAGCCGCTGACATTTTGCCCTTGGCGATGTTCTTGGCGTGCCTGGCCTTAAACGATGCCCTTCTTGCTCGCTCTGATTCCGATTCTGATTTTCGTGGCGGTGAGCCTGACACGCCCTGCTGACCGAACCTAATCAGTTTTACCTTGTCGCCTTCCTTGGCCAAGACGACGTGTGATTTGGTTGGATGATTGGGCGTGCGCTTCGGCTTGTTGTAGCCGTCAAACTTTTCGCCTCGATATTCAATCGCCATCGTCGTCCTCCTCGTCATCATCCACGCAGATGATTACCTCTACGCCCTCCGCCAACCTGCCCATCAATGCGCCAAGCGTGTCAGGGCTGGTGGGACACGGGAAGACGAAGCGGCCCTCAATGATGCCCTCGCTGCACTTGAGGTATGTGCAGTTGCCTTCCCAGATGCGGCCTTTCATTTTTTGGGCTTGCGTTTTTTGGCTGTCTTGGCAGCAGCTTTGAAAGCGCCTTTATCGGGGTAATCGGCTTCGCCGGGGCGGGCCTTGCGTTCCCTAGCGCCTTCCTCAATGCGCTTGCGTTTGGCGTTGATGTTGGCGTAGAGGCCGGGCTTCTTAGGTGCCATCACTTTTTACCTTTGGGCTTACGGGCCTTGCCGGCTTCACTCAGAGCAATGGCGATAGCCTGCTTACGGCTTTTGACCTTGGGACCTTTACCGGGGCCAGCCTTGCCGGACTCTAGGGTGCCTTCCTTGTATTCCTTCATCACCTTGCCGATTTTCTTCTCGGCTTTGGTCGGCTTCTTAGCCATTGTTTGAGCCGTAGCGTTCCTTCAATACTTTAAGTGGCACCTCAGATCCATCCTCACGGACCAAACGAACCAAGGCTTCCTGAGGCCCTACCTTCCCACTGAGGCGCTCAAAATAAGCCGCACGGGCTTTACCTAAAACCTCCTCCTGATACGCCTTCGGCTGGTTCTGCAACCAATAACCGTAACTATTAAAAACACGTTCGCCATCTCGTTTAACCGACGCTGAAACCCGACCACCTTCTGCAGCGCGCGTACCTTCGCCAATAACTTCCTCGGGCGGACGCAAACCAAGAGCGCGGTAATCAACAATCGGAATCGTCGTTGACCTGCAGTTGAAGTGAACAGGAGGCTGCGGACCTTTGCCGTAAACGTATTCTTTGCCGTCAAGGCTGCGGCAGATTGCTGAGGTGCGACTATCGAGCGTGGCAACGTAGCGATATTTCTTGGTGACGTCTTGATTGGCTTGATAGACGTTTTGGCTGGCTGTGTTGGCCACCTGCTGCACGCTTGTACGCACAACGGTTAACACCTGATGGTCGGCCATTTTGATCAGCTCTCCACCGGCTAGGGCTTGCTGCTTTGCGGTCTTGGCCAGTTGCCCGAAATCAAGGTTGCCCACCAAGCGGCGTGCGATCTGCGGCGTGGGTTCACCAGCAAGGATGCCCGTTCTGATTGTGGTGTTGAAGCGTTGCGCCTGCGATTGGGCAAGACCACGAAACGCCTTTTCTACGACCTGCCCATTCGGCAATGTGATCGCTGCACCTTGGCCAGCCGTCAGGTTGAAACCACCAGTGCCAGGCAGCGTGAAGTTGATGTCCGTTGGATCAACTGTGGCCACAGTGGCGGCAAAGTTTGGGGCCACCTTAACCGTGTTGACTGCCTGCTGAGCGACAACGCTGGGTTCAATGCCGCGGCCACCAGCTTGACCACCGGCAACGGCAAGCCGCAACTGATCAGTAACGAACTCCGTTTGAAGCTCGGCTAGACCCTGCAGTTCAACGGCTGCGTATGCGGTGCTGCGTTCCGCCCAGCTATCTAATGATTCTTTAAGTTGCGCCAGCAAAACACGTAAACGTTGCGCCTGAACTGATGCCGGGCTGACGATGCCACCACCTGCCGTGGGGACGCCAAGGTCGATGCGGCGCAGGTCTTCAACGGCACTCAAAATGATGCTGTTGTAATCACGGACGATCTGACCGGCTACAGCATTGCTGAAACGGTTTAGATCAATGGCGTTGCGATAAATGTTGGCAACAGGATCGTTGCGGTTGATGCGCCGCTTGAATTGCTCAACATTGAGCAGGCGAGGTGTTACGCCTGATTGCGTCATTGCTCAACCGCAGATTCTTCGCCGTTTACATCTTCGGCGCCAAGATTTTCGGGGCCGCCAAGCTCAATCAGTCCGCCCGATTGCGTAGCCTCCAGTTCCTCTTCTACATCAAAGTCGTCACCCAACACCTCACCTTCCGCCAGTTGATCCAGCAGTGTTTTCTGGGTGATGGTGCCAGCGGTGTACAACTGCAACAGGGCGAGAATTTCCGTGGGTTCAAGGCGTGCGCCCACAAAATCCCGATTGACAAAGCTGCTGCCTGATTGCTGTTGACCAAGGTAGTCAGCGTGATACCTCAGGCAGTTATCGATCAGATCCTGCACCTGCTGAGCGATCACCATCATTGTGCTGTCGCCTTGGCTGCGGTCAATCCGTTTTGCCTCAGCGGTTTCAGCACTGAGCTTCTGACCTAGAACAGCAGAAAGGCCAAGCTCGTTGATCTGCGCGGCAAGCTGCTCAAGACGACGGAACTGCGCTTCGTAACTTTTCCCATCGGGTTCGATATATTCAGCCCGGCCTTCAGCTGGAAATGAAATGGCCTCTCCAGGGCCCGCGGATACTTCCTCGGCAGATGACGGGAAGCCGTAGAAGGCGAGCATGGGCACGCCGCTGATGTGCAGCATGTTGTCCAGATCGCTCTGGATTTGGTATGTCTTGAGGTTCAGCTCTGCGATGTCCTCCAGCGGTGGGCGTGACTCAAGCAGGCCGACACGGTTGGAATAGGCGACGGAAAAGGGAATGTAATCAAGGCTGGTGGTGCCTTCCGCAACGATTTCGTACTGGCCTTTGGTGTCCGACTGCCGGTGCAATTCGTAGGAGCCAGGGCGCAAGACGCGAATTTGCTCTAGGTACTTTTCACCAAAATCGCCATCAGGCACAACGATCAGTTCGCGCAGGCGCAGCATGGTCAGCTTCTGTGCGCCGTTGATAATTTCAGATCGCCAGCCAAGAATGTCGCGCGGGGTATAGGTCACCCAATATGGGCGAAGTGATGCGGTATCAGTGATGTTTTGCAGCTCATCATCTGTTTCGCTTGGGAAATCAACCAACACACCAGCGTGGCCATAACGCACAACCTTGCGGGCTAATTCGTAGACAAAAATGTTCAGGTCGTTGCCCTGCAGATCTACGTCGAAAAGCTGCTCGCGGATGACATCAGGTACGTCGTCAAGCCGTACAGGTTTGCGGGTCAACATGCCGGCCAGCATCCGCTCAAGCCGCTGGTAATACGGTGGGCACACGCTACGGGCTAGGCGGTTGTCGTATGACTCGTCTTGCTCGCGGGGTTCTTGTGGAAGGTAACGCCGATGCTTGCGGCGCATTCCGAAGGTGCCCTCCATCAGATCCTCGATCAGGATCCAGTGGGGTTCCTGCGCAGCCCAAGCGTTGTTGGGATCCTGCACCTGCGTGGCTTTGCGCGTCAGAAGCCGGTCGTATGCGTTGAAACCGGTGTACATGATCTGCCGCGTTTAGCCGTAGTTTGATTCTATTCGTAAATGTAAGCCGGGCCTCCGATACCGCCACACACGGCGTTCAGCCTTTCGTACTGAACCGACCCGGCAGATCAAAGTTTATGCGGCTTCGTCGGCGTTGCTGATTTCATCGTCTAGGGCATCACCAGCGTCGTTAAAGTCGTGGTCGTAGAGCCACTGTTGAACGGCGGTGAGCATGGCTGAGGCGGCGTCGTTGAAGCTGTAGGAGCCGTCATCAACCGCTGAATCGAAGGCGGCTTCAAGGTCGTGCCAGAGGGGAACGGACATTTTGTTTGTGCTGCGGGCTCAGGGTAACTGCTCTAAAGCGCGGCGGATTAAGTCAAAGTCGTCCTGCATTTCATCAGCATTCATGTGGGCATTGGCATCAAATCGAAATAATGCCTGTTTTGCCTGCTCTTTTAAGCTCAGCGGCTTGGGGCGGCGGTCGGTGCGGAGAGCGTCAATTGCAGGCTCCAGAATGTTTTTGCTGCGCAGCCACTCACAGCACGCTTCCAGCTCTTGGTCTGCGCCCCATTGGGCGGCGCGGGTTACAAGATCGGTGAACGCACCAGTCAGCTGGTCTTGGTCACTAAGCCCGGTAGCCCCAAGCGGATTAAAAGCCTGTTCAATCATTGATGCCACCAGATTTTCTGGCGGTGTGATTGGGTGTTGTGTCATAAGAAAAGGCCCCCGAGGGGGCCGAGTGAATCAGGCGATTTTGCGGTAGCCCTTGGCAGTGAAGGCTTGATAACGCTGGCGCATGATGCCAACCCAGTTAAAACCGCCGCTTTGGATGACCCACTCACCGGCTTTGATAGCAAAGCGGTTCATGAGCATCTGATGGTCGCCGGCGTCAGAGAAACGAATCAGCTCAGTGCCATCGGCAGAGATCAGGAAGTGGCCGGCGCCGATGGGGAGAGCGGGGATGGTTGCGGTGGTCATGGTCTTGTGTGTGGTGGGGTCGCCCCCTGTCCCCTAATTATGGGGTATACCCCTGCCATCTGGCAAGCACCCCAGTGGTCAGTTCACAAATCGTCAATACAGACGAATGCCCGTGCCCTTGCCCGCGTTGGCGTACAGCGGGTTGTACTCCGACATGACCAGATACCCCAGCCCGTCTGTCCAGTGCTCGATACCAGCCGACTTGTCGATCACGTAATCATCAGCCCCCTGCTTGTAAGTCACATTGCGCAGCGCCTTGATCGTGTTCTTGCAGCGCGGGTGAACGAACAGGCGGATCTGGCCGTTGGCGTTACGGATCAGGCTGTTGGTGGCGTTGATCTTGTCCTTCACTGCCCAAGGCGCTTTGGGGCTAACGCAGCCAAACCCGTACTGGCGGATGATCTCGTGGTCAGTGCGGCCAGCCGATGAAGTCTTGCGGGCACTACCGGTTGGATCCGGGTAGGCGATCAGCTTTCGATCTCTGAACCGCTCACGCAGCATGGCGCACACCTCATCCGTGTTGGTCTGCGTTACGGACACCTCATCCCATATATGGAGTGTGTCGCCCACGCGGCTACCGAGCACACCGGCCAGCACGCTCACGTTGAAGTCCGTGCCCCACAGGATCGGACCACCGGTATCGCGGACAGTATCGGAAATGTTGTCGTCGCTGAAATCGGGGTAGACACGGCCCGAGAGGGTTTCAAAGCTGGCAAGGTATTCCTGGCGGAAGGTGCGGTCATCAAGCGTGCGACGGGCAGCCTCAACCTCATCCTCGGGGACGTTGCCGCCTTGGATCGTGGTGTAACTGAAGGTTGACCAGTCGGGTTGGTCTTGCGCCTGTTCCCATAGATCGTGAAACCAGTTCAGGCCAGCAGGAGTGGTGATGAACCACGCGGGGCCACCTTGATCAGACAAGGCTGGGCGCAACACCATCTCCCATGCTTCCTGCTTGACGTAGGCAGCTTCATCAACGATCAGGCTGCTGAGCGACACACCACGGAGGGCATCGGCCGATTCAGCGCCTTTCAGTGCGATCACGCTGCCGTTGCTCAATTCAACGGACAGTTCAGATTCGTTTTTCCTAGCAAACATTTCTGGCGGCACCATGGCACGAAGCTGACGCCACGCAATTTGTTTTGCCGATTTATAGGTTTGCGTGACGTACCAGTTCAGGCTGCCGGGGTGCTCAATGGCCCAGGCCACAAGACGGCTGATGCATAAATA